AAGAAGCCGTACTGGCACGGCTACACCAAGCGAGCCGGGGATACGATGGGTCAGCCGCTCATCGTTGACGTGACCGACGACCTCCGATCGTTCGCCTATGAGAAGGCGCACGCCTACGTCCGGGCGAAGCACGCCGATGACTATCTCGGCTTGGGTGAGGCGGTGCAGAACTGGAGCATGACCGGCGGGCCACGGTTCGACTCGATGTGCCTGGACTGCCCGTACAACCCGGCGCTCGGTGGGCCGTGCGTCATCGCGGTGAAGTCGGATGAGTAACTTCGCCGAGGACTACATCCCCGTCGCGGAGCGGATCGCCGCCTTTTACGCCAAGCACCCGGAGGGGAGTCTGCAAGGCGAGATGGTCGAGCTGTCCGAGACTCGCGTGGTCATCCGAGCGTTCGCCTACCGGACCCCGGAGGATATCCGGCCTGGCATCGGCTACTCGTCACTCGTCATCCCCGGCTCAACACCCTTTACCCGAGGGAGCGAGATCGAGAATTGCGAAACATCAGCGTGGGGTCGGGCTATCGCCGCGCTAGGCTTCGAGGTCAAGCGAGGCGTGGCGACTGCCGAGGAAGTCCGCAACAAGGCCCCACAAGCGCCACAGACGGCCCCTGCGCCACGATCCGAACCGAAGCGCAGTAGTGCGCCACCTCCCCCTACACCGCCGGTAGAAGACGACTTCGACTGGTCGGCGGTAGCGGAGGCATTGGGCGAGGACGGCGGTACGTGCTCCGTCCACGGTGTCCCGTGGGTCTTGAAGCCCGCCGGCGTATCGAAGAACGGATCGCCATACGACGCCTTCTACTCGTGTGGAGTATCGGGTCCGCCGTGGTGCAAGGAGAAGCCCGCGAAGGCGTGGGTCGAGAGTCACCACCCATGAACGCCGACCTCCGCCGCGCTGTCCTCGAACGGGACGGCTGCTGCGTTTTGCTCCGACTCGACCCGAAGCATCTCTGTCGAACCATGTGGGGCGAGTACCACGACCCCCGCGACCTGTCGCTCCTCACCGTGGAACACGTCAAGACGGAACCGATGATGGGGCGCAAGGCTCCCGACGACTTGGCGCACCTGGTAGCCATGTGCGGCTACGCGAACGTCGCGGTGCCGTCGCGGGTCGTCAGGGATCAGATACGCGCCTACCTTCATGGCGTGGCGGCATGAAGCCGCAGAGCCGCGACGTGCTCGACCTCCTCCGCAAGTTCCCGGCATCGGGCATCACCCAACACGACGCCATCACGTTCCTGTCCTGCTACCGGCTGGCCGCACGTATCGCCGACCTTCGAGCCGAGGGCTACACCATCGAGTCCACGTCGGAGACGTACCAGGGCCGTCGGTTCGCTCGCTATTGGCTGGTCCCCGATCCGGTCCAGGTGACGCTGTTCTTTGCGGACGCATCGTGACGTACGCCGACTTCCTCGACCAGAAGATCCAGACCGATGGGAACGCCGGGTTCGACCCCGACTGGCTCCCGGACTTCCTGTTCCCGTTCCAAGCGGACCTCGTGCGCTGGGCAGTGCTCAAGGGTCGCGGGGCTATCTTCGCTGACTGCGGGCTTGGCAAGACACCGATGCAGCTGGTGTGGGCTGAGAACGTCCGCCGGCAGACGGGCAAGCCGGTTCTGATCGTGACCCCGCTAGCCGTCTCATTCCAGACCAAGCACGAGGCCGAGAAGTTCGGCATCGACGCCGACACATCCCGCGATGGTCGGCTCACCGCTGGTATCACGATCACCAACTACGAGCGGCTGCACCTGTTCGACCCGACCGAACTCGGCGGGATGGTGTGCGACGAGTCGTCGGCCATCAAGAGTTTCGATGGTGTCCACCGGGCGCTCGTGACCGATTACATGCGGAAGATGCGCTATCGCCTGCTCTGCACCGCGACAGCTGCGCCGAACGACTACATCGAACTCGGCACGTCCTCAGAGGCGTTGGGCTACCTCGGGCACATGGACATGCTCAATCGGTTCTTCAAGAACGACAACAACACGTCCGACACCAAGGGCCGGTGGAAGGGTTATGGCGCACCGCGTGCGTTCATGGGGCAACAGTGGCGGTTCAAAGGCCACGCCGAGGAAGCCTTCTGGCGATGGGTCTGCTCGTGGGCGCGATCTGTCCGCCGGCCATCGGACCTCGGATACGAGGACGACGGGTTCCTCCTTCCGCCGCTCGACCATCGGCAGCACATCGTGGAGGCTCGAACTCGACCCGAGGGAACGCTGTTCGAGTTCCCCGCCCTCGGGATCCATGAGGAGCGCGAGGAGCAGCGGCGGACCATCACCGAACGCTGCGAGACGGTCGCCGGCCTCCTGAGCGATGCGACATCGGCGGTGGCGTGGTGCCACCTGAATGCCGAGGGCGACCTCCTCACCAAGCTCATCCCCGGCGCGGTCCAGGTGAGCGGTGCAGATGACCCGGACGCGAAAGAAGAGGCGCTGATCGCCTTTGGGCGTGGGGATATCCGCGTGCTCGTGACCAAGCCGAAGATCGGCGCGTGGGGTCTGAACTGGCAGCACGCGCACCGGATGACGTTCTTCCCGTCCCACTCCTATGAGCAGTACTACCAAGCCGTCCGACGGATGTGGCGGTTCGGCCAGAAGGAACCCGTAACGGTTGACATCGTGACCACGGAGGGCGGGCGCAACGCGCTAGACAACCTCCAGCGCAAGGCCGACCAGGCCGACCGGATGTTCGATGCATTGGTGCTCCACATGGGCGAGGCGCTCCACATCGACCGGACGAGGGGATACACGACGCCCGTGGAGGTTCCGGCATGGCTGTCCTAGACCAACTCCTGACGCCAGAGTTCGCGATCTATAACGGGGACTCGATGGAGGTCATGCCGACCTTCGCCGATGGGTCGGTACACCTGTCGCTGTATTCCCCCCCGTTCGCAGGGCTGTACCAGTACTCCTCATCGGAGCGCGACCTCTCGAACTCGACCGGCTACCCTGAGTTCCTGGAGCATTACGGCTACTTCGTGCGTGAGCTCTACCGACTCACGATGCCGGGGCGGATGACTGCCGTTCACTGCATGGACATCCCCACTGGCAACACCGGCAAGGGTGACGGGCTGCGGGACTTCCCCGGCGACATCATCCGGCTGCATGAGTCGATCGGTTGGTCGTACGTCGCTCGCTACCACGTCTGGAAGGAGCCGCTGACCGTTCGCAACCGAACGATGGTCAAGAGTCTCGCGCACAAGACCATCGTGGATGACTCGACCCGCTGTTCGGTGGCGTCGGCTGACTACCTGCTCGTGTTCCGTCGGAAGGGTGAGAACCCCGTCCCGGTGGCGCATCCTCATGGGCTGACCGAGTACGCGGGTGAACGGCAGATCCCGACGGAACTGGCCCGCTACCGCAACTGGTCGGGCAATCAGATCGAGAACCGCTACAGCCATTGGATATGGCGACAGTACGCCTCGGCCTTCTGGGATGACGTACGGCTCGACCGGGTGCTGCCCTTCCGTGAGGCGAGGGACGAGGAGGACGAGAAGCACGTCCACCCGCTCCAACTCGACGTCATCGACCGGACGATGGTGCTGTGGTCGAACCCTGGCGAGACGGTCCTGTCCCCGTTCATGGGTGTCGGGTCTGAGGTCTATGGTGCTGTTCGGGCCGGTCGAAGGGGCGTTGGGATCGAACTGAAGCCGTCCTACTACCGGCAGGCCGTTCGGAATCTTGAGGCGCTCCTCGGTCAGAACTACGAGGAGCAATCGTGGCTCGATAACGTCGTCTCTGACGAGATGATGGACGACGTTCCCGCATGAGGGAGATGCTCGCTCCCGGCGTCTGGTCCGACAACGTTCCCTGCTCGGCCATCGCTCGTCCAGGAACGTACCGCACCCTCGGCGGCTCCATCGTCACGGCACGGAAGGCACCGAGCCTCGGCATCGTCACGAACGGGGAACTCATCCGGCATCGTCGGCAGACTGAACGGCGAGCGATGGTGCGGGAGTCTGGTCAGCGCGCGGACTATCAGGCCGCTCGCCGCTGTGGTGCCACCATGAAGGTGCTTGGCGATCCCTGCGCTCGAATGATCGGCCACAAGGACTGCCACCGTTCTGCCGAAGATATGGCGTCCGCGACCCAGCGTCGACGGAAGTGGACGCGATGAGCGAACGCGCCCCATACTCCCGCGTCTACTGGACCATCGTTGACGACCCCAAGTTCGCGGCCATCTATGACGACGACGCGACGTTGGCACTGTGGCTCCGGCTGCTACTCCAGGCCGATGCGACATGGCCGGCGGCGGCCCCCCTGCCCCGCTCGGCTCGGGTGCGACCGCTCGGGAAGTTGGTAACCGCCGGACTGGTAGACCGCGTCGGGACCGACCGCTACCGCATCCACGGACTGGAGGCTGAGCGGGGACGACGACAATCCGCGGCGAGTGCGTCCGCATCCCAACGCTGGACCCAAACGCATACCGAACGGAATGCGAACGCATCCCAAACGCATACCGAACGGAATGCTAGCCGAGGACGAGACGAGGACGAGACGAGACGAGGGGACGCGCGCGACCCGTTCGACGACCCCGAAGCCGACGTCGTGACATGGCTAGCGAAACACGGCTGCGCCCTGCAACCGCACTCGGGCTACTACCGGCACGTTGTCACGATGGTCGAGTCGCATGGTGTCAACGCCGTCGTCGGGATGCTGGATCGGCTCGCCTCGGCTGGCACCAAGTCCGGCGACGTCAAGGGCTACGTCTTCGGAGCAAGGGACGCGCTAGACGCGCAGACCCGTCCCAACCTCGCGG